TACAAAGTCAGGATAATATTTATGTGGAATAGTATATCTTATTAGACCTTCATGGTGTTGCCAAGTACTTAAAACCCCTTGATGAAGTTTATATTCCCATTTACTATCATAGCCTTTAGGAACTCCTTTCTCCTTTGGCCTAGCCTTTCTTGGTTTTCTTTTAGGCAACTTCTTCTACTTTAGGTAATCGTTTGATTTCTGTTAAATAAGTAAGGCCTTTAGAATATTGAAAAACTCTTAATCCTTTACCGTCATTAGAATCTTTATGGCATTCAAACTTATGCGCACACCAAGTACATTCACTAGGTAGTTTCATATTACCAGATTTTCCATCAGGTACAGGTAAGTAACATCTAGGAGGAGGAGTTTTCTTTTTTAATTGTTGCTTTAATGTTTTAATCTTTTCAATAACATTAGGTTTTTCTAAGCTTTGTGGTCTGAATAAACAGAGTTCTCCAGACTCTTTATTAATAGCTAGGAATCCTCCGCCTGTAGTTTTCTCTGCTTCTTCATATCCTGATAATTGTGCAAGATAACCGAAAGAATCTTTTTCAGGAAGTGTACCATATTTGAATTTTTTAAAAGAGAAGTTTGATGCTGATTTAATATCTATAACTTCTCCATCTATCTTACAATCCATATGCCCTTTGATACCTTTAACAGTTACTTCTTTTTGTTTATCTGTTATTTTATGTTTTGCTAATTTAACTAAGAATAAAACAACTTCTTCAAGTAGATGGCCATATAAAAATTTAATCTGTGTATCTGGAGATACTTCGCTTTGTTTAGGATCTGACTTCATATCATACCATAACTGTCTTTCAGGTTTTCCTATGTTTGACATACGAAGATAAGGATTCTTTACTTCTCTAGGTGTAAGCCAATGTCTCATTGCTTCTTTCATTCCTTCTGCAAAGTTATCTAAATCATCTTCTGATATAACAACATTTTTTCCCTTACTGATTTTAGATACTTCTTTATATATATCTTCTACTATTGTATTAAGATTTTTCATATTGCTTGTATAAGGTTAGTAGCTTCTTTAGTTGAAACTTTAAACCATTCTCCTTTATGTTTTGTTGAAATCTTTTTTAATTTTTTATGTGCTATTTGTTCTGCACTTCTTCTATCTTCAAAGTATTTAGTATAGCATAGTTTATAATCTCTGAAAGGACTAGATGTTTGATATTGATTACATCTATCTTCTGCATCAACTGCCATACCAACTTTAATCCAACCATCCCAACAAGGATTAGATATAATATATACATGGCCTTCTGTAGATTTTTCATAGCCCTCCAGAGATGAAAAAGCTGCGCCTTCAAATGTCTTATATCTTCCTGGTTTGTGTAAAGGGTGTGTTTGTGGTATATATTTACTATTAACAAACATTCGATCACTATTTCTTTTAACATACTTATATAAAGTTGAATAACAGGGTATACATACTTTTATACCGTGTTTTTTTCTAGAAGGATACCAGTTATCTGTTGTTAACTTTACGTTACATTCTTTACATTTAATGTGTTTCATTAATCTTCAGCCTTAATATATAAACCGTATTCATCCTTAATATATAAACCCTCTTTAGCTATTAATTTATTTAACCATCGTTCTTCTATTTCATCAAACAGTTCATAGTTTCCTTGTACTCCTACTTCTAATAGTTCACAATATCCTTCCTCGCAGTTAGGCCAACTGCTACAGCCTAAATGATAATCCATATCATAAACAGTAAGTCGTTCTTCTTCTTTAATGTGTTCTTCTTCTTTAATGTGTTTCATTCCAATTATTTCCTATTTTATATTCACCATCTAAAGGACAAAGCATTTCTAACACTTTTCCTGCTTCTATAATAGAGTCAACGCCTAGTTGACCTATTTGTTCTGCTTGACTTGCAATAACTTCAAGTTGCCATTCATCGTGGATGTTAGCCACAAACTTAGCATCAAAATTCTTTTCTTTAATTTTTCTATTGAATAAAACAAGAGCTACTTTCATAACAACTGCTCCTCCTCCTTGCAATAAAGTATTTAAAGCAGTCCAAACTTTTTCTTTTCTTATATGTATAATTCTTTTATCTAATGCTTTAAGGTAGTGTTTGGATTGTGCCGCCCTTGTAACGCTGTGTGTAAGATGTCTAAGTGATGGCAAGCTGTCATAGAAACGACTTCTAAGAGCTGCGCCTTCCTTTGAATTTCCACCAACTGTTTTTCCAAGTTTAGTATCTCCTCCTCCGTAAATGAGGGCATAGATAAAAGTTTTTGCTTGATTTCTGTGTTCAAGTCCAGCAAGTCTTTGATTTGTGCTGTGAATGTCCGTGTTGATAATTTCATTTATATAATCCTTATCTTTCATGTAATGTGCTAAGACTCTAAGTTCAAGTCCTGACGCATCTATTCCTACTAACTTATATCCTTGCGGTACAGTCCAACATTCTCTGCATTCTTTACCATAAGGTTTATGAGAACCAGGTGTCTGAGCTACATTAGGACTTCGATGTGTCATTCTTCCTGTTCTAGCTCCATTGGGTATAACAAACCCATGTACTCTACTATCTTTAGAAAGCTCTAACCACGAAGTAACTTGTGCTACTCTCTTTTGTAACATCATAAACTCTGCAATAAGAGTAGCTTCTGGTATACCTTTAACTTTTTCTAGTGTGCTTTCATCTACAATAGGCTGATCAGTAGGTGTAAACTTTTTTGGTTGCCATCCAAAGTGTTCAAGATATTCTCCTATTTGTTTTCTACTTGCTAGGTTAAATTCTGTCCATTTCATACGATAAAAAGAAGTAGGTATACGTGGATTTACTACAAAACTTTTATTATAATTACTATTTCCTAAAGCATCTTTACAGCCATTTTTACATTCCCATTTTCCAACCTTCAAAAAAATATTAGGATAATAATCACCACAAGAATAACATTTAGCTGATCCAAAGCTAAACGAGCTCGCCCACCAGGGATTAACTTCTTTATGATGATCCCAAGATTCTTTTGCGTTTCTTTTATATTGCCCTTCATCAGTAGTTATATATGTATATTCTTCATCTGTTAAACCTACTTTAGATAATGTATTATCTTTTTTTAATCTTGGAGTAACAAGTTTATCTTTATCCCATTTAGGCAGAAAAGTTTCATGTACTTGTTTTTCAATCTCTGCCATTTTAGATTTTAGTTTAGAAGATAAAAGAGTAGCTTTCTTTTCATCCAACATAAACCCTGTAACTTCTTGTTCTTTAATTATTTTAGCTACTGCGTGTTCTAAATCTATGGATTCTTGACTAAATTCTTTTAAATCTTTAAGCAAGGTATAATATATATCTGCATTTAATTCCACATCTTGGATACAGTATTGCCCCATTTCTTCTGTGTATTCTGCCCAACTAGGAGGTTGTTCTGCTTTTCTTTTAGTAGCATCGTTGGGATAAAGAAGATAACCCCAATTATCTAGGCTATGGCCTCCAGTAAGAATAGGATTAGCTAAACGAGATAATACTAATGTATCTTCTATATGATTAGTAAAGGTAACATCAAAATGTTTTTTTATTACAGGTATATCAAAACCAATAATATTATGACCTATCAGAACATCTGCGCTTGATAAAAGATCGATGCCTTCCTGGAGTTTATCAGGTGGGAATAAGTAAGTATCCCCTCCTAATACTTTGGCTACGATACAATGTATAACATTGCCTTCTAAACCGTTTGTTTCTATATCAAAGAGTATCTTTTTAAAACGGTACGGACATATCTTGTTTGGGGGCGAAGTCAAAATCTTCTTCATAAAGTCTTCCTGTATTTGAATTATATTTTAAACTGCAAGCCAATCCTGTATCCCCCGTATATCTAGATTTTAAGACTCTAACTTTAGTTGTGTTAGCTTCTTCTGGATCATCTGCTTGTTGATTTCTTTCTAAGGCAATCACACAATCGGATAATTGACTTATCCCTTGTGAACCTTTAAGGTGAGAAAGAGATACTTCAATTCCTTGTTCATGTCCTTTCTCTCCTGCTGCTCGCCTAAGATGAGATACAAGTATCATACCTACACCTGTTTCTTCTATTAAGGAACGTAGACGATTCATTAGATTATCTATTCCTCGTCTTTCATCTCCTTCTGTTATTACATTAACAAGCATATGTAAGTGATCTATTATTATCCATTCACATTCACAGCCTATTATAATGTATCTAAGTTTAGAAAAAATTTCATCAATATTTGTTGCCCCTAAATGAGCATGAATAAATACCCTGCCTTTTTCAATTACATTATCAAATAAATTTTCTAACTGTTCACTTGAATAATTATTTCTTTTTTCAGAAAGATATATTCTATCGTTAGCTTCGATTGAAATTATACCGTCTGCTGTGCGTAACCAGTTTTCCTCAAGAGCTACAATACCTACGTTGTCAGTAGTATTTTTAATAAGCCAATGTTCTAGTTCTCTGGTAACTGATGA